GCGAGCCGAGGCAGGTTCCCGGCGCCGACCTCGCCGAGGGTCTGGATGATGGTCGCGAGTGCGCCGGTGGCGCCGGTGGCGATACGGATCGACGCGGACAGGTCGGCGAACATGCCGGCCAGCTCCCCGACGAGGCTGTCGGTGATCCCGGACGCGAGGCCGGCGAAGAAGCCGCCGAGCTGCCCGGCGATACCGGCCATGCCGGTCGAGAACTCGGGTAGGAGCCGGTCGACCATCTGCTTGAGCGGGCCGAGCGCCGGTTTCCAGAAGTCGGCGGAGATGATGTCCTGGACACGGCCAAGTTGCGTCTTGACCTCGGGCAGAACGGTGTTGAAGTCCTTGAGGGCGGCGATGGTCGCGCCGACACCGATCGCGAACCCGCCGAAGATGCCCGGCAACGCGAGCGCCAGCGGGCCGATCTGCGCCAAGCTGGACGACAGGGCGAACAGATTGGACGCGGCCGACAGCGACCACCCGGCCAGCCCTGCGACGGCGAGGGCGAGCGAACCGATCAGCGGGACACTCTTGTCGAGCCGTTCCAACGCGTCGGCCATGTCTTTGAACCACGACGCGATGACCCGGGCGCCCGACAGGGCAGCCAGGCCGGCGGCGACCCGCGCCACCGCACCGTCGTCCAGGTTCGGCAGGATCGGCACCGTCCGCGGCCGGGTCAGCAGCCGCAACCGCTGGTTGATGACCGTGGTGGCCCCGGCTACCAGCTCCGGTTTCACGGTGACCGTGATCGGGCTGATGTCGTCGGCCCAGTCCTTCAACTGCTTCTCGACGTGGCGCAGGGATTCCTCGTCGAGGTCGGTCGCGATGACCGCGCCGACCAGGTCGGTGTGGATGGTGAGCTTGCGACCGTCGGCCTTGTCCTGAAGGCGCCGCAACGCCTTGGTGATCTCCTCGTCCATCCCGGACGTGCCGATCGTCGTGGCAAACCTGATCTTCCGCGCATCGCTGGTGCGGTTCTCCTGGTTGATGCGCCGCACCTCGGTCAACGCGTCACGCAACGCACCCGTCACGTCGATCTTCGACTGCACCGTGACCGATAGCTGCTGCTCGATGCGGTCGAGGTCGTTCTGCGCCCGCCTGCGGAAGTCGGTGGTATCCGGGAGGACTTTGACGCTGACACGTCCGATGATCTGACCGGCAGGCACAGGCAGCTACCTCCGCGCGAATCGCTGGTAGATGTCGGCCACCGACACCCCCGCCGGCCGCGACCCACAGGTCGCGGTGGGGGTGGGGGGGGGGGGGGGCCCGGGCGGCAGGTCCGGTGGTTTGCCTTTACGCCAGTGGCCGGTGGCCCGGGTGCCGAGATTCACGGCGTCGTACAGGTCGGCGGCGATGTGCCGGTCGACGCCCCACCCGTAGTGCTGGCGGCCACCCGCCGACAGTGCGGCGGTGAGGGAGGTGTCGGGGAGCCCGAGCGCGAGCGCGACGACCAGCGACGGTGCCGGACCGCGGCCTTCGATGACGTCGATCAGGTCAACGCCGTAGTGGTGGAGAAGGTCCGGGTACAGGCCGTCGCCGAGGTCGTCGATCAGCTCGGCCAGGCTCAGGCTTCCCCCACCTGCGTGCCCTTGCTGTAGGCGGTGAAGATTTCGGCGAGCACGGCCAGGTCCCCGCCGACCGCGTCCAACAGCGTCTTCGCCTGCGCGGGGGTGGCGGCGACCAGGCGCACCGATTCGGCGAGCAGCGCCTCTTGGTCCACCTCGGCCGCGTCGGCGCCCGCGTCGAGTTGCTTCTGCGCGGCGATCAGCGCGGTGCGGCGTTCCTTGGGCAGCCGCAGCGGGTTGAGCAGTCGGACCGTCTTGTCGCCGATCTCGATGTCGGTGCTGCCGTACTTGGCTTCCGCGGCCTCGCGGATGCTGTCGAGAGTGATGGTGTTGGGCACGACGAAACGACCTCCCGGTCAAACAGAAAGCTCATGGAGTGAGGAGGGAAAAGTCACGGGTGGGAGCCCGGCCGCGTACGCGCCTCGGGGGTGCGCAGCGCACGCGGCCGGGGGATTCAGGAGCCGGTGGCGGGCTGCCAGGTGTCGCCGTCCCACCGGGCCGTGCTGCCGTCTCCGAGCAGGACGTACTGACCGGCCGCCCACGCGGTGCTCGGCGTGGCGATCACATCGGACGCCAGCAGGCTGGCCAGGTCGGCGGGTGGCAGCGCACCGGACGGGGTGAACCCGCCCGGGGTGCCGGCGGTCGCGCCGGTCGCGGTCAAGCCACCGCCCAGTGGGGTGACGGCGTAGGTCCAGTTGTTCGCGCCGAATGTCATCGGCTTCACACCCAGGGGCAGGCCGGCGAGGGATTCGGTGTCCGACACCGACAGGTCGTCGGCCCGGTACACCTCAGCCTTCGGGGCGTAGAACGCGAAATGGTTGTCCCCGTCGAGGAAGATCACCAGGAACGCGCACACCGTCGGCTCTGGCTCGGCCGGGACACCGATCAGCCCGCCGGGTAGCGTCGGCGCGTTCGCGCCGTAGTACAGGCGCAGCCCGCTGGCGTCGAACTGTTGCAGGGTGAACGCCATGGTCTCGGTACGCGCCGAATACTTGGTGCGTAGGTTCTTGTTCTGGAGGGTGCCGATCACGGTGGCCTCGCCACCCTCGGACGAGATCCCGAAGACGTCGTCGAGGGAGGTGTGCCCGACGCTGCCCCACGGTGACACCGGGGCGAGCAGGTCGGGCGGCAGCGGGGTGCCGGTCGGTGCGGTCAGGTAGTTGCCACTGCCGATGACCAGCGTGGCGGCGTCGTTCAACACGAGAGATGCGGCTCCTTCACAAGGCTCAGCCGACGGGGAAAGGTCGGATACGGGGGCGGCGGATCGCGATCCGGTAGGCCGTCTCGTAACGCCACACCCCGGTCGGCAGATCGGCGTACTGCACGGGGCCGGTAGCGGTGGCCCAGTCGGTGACCCGGCGCGGTGCCGAGGTCATGTCGACGCGCACGATGTGGCCGCGGCCCGCCACCGTCTTGTGGTCGAGCCACGCATCGCGCAGCACGACCCGGACGGCTTCGGCGAGGATCGCGGCGTCCTCGTCACCGTCCGGATCGACGGCGAAGGTATGCACCGTGATGTCTGCGGAATCCACAAACCTCGTGTCGCCGTTCCACTCCCCCAAGTGCGCGGCACGCCGCACCAGCACCAGCGGAAAACGCTGATCGAGGGAGATCAACGTCTTGACTTCGATGCCGGGCAGCGCGGCGCGCAGTAGGGCGATTAGAACGTCTTCGACCGGGCTCAGTTCCGCCATCGCCCGGATGTGGGCGGGCAGACCGGCCATTCAGAACCGGATCCGGCTGTGCCGCGACGACGGGAGATTCGTGGCCTTGTGCAGGATGAACAGGCCGTCCATCGCCGCCTTCTCCTGACCCGTCTCCGGGTCGATCCGGGCGGCGCGGCCGTACTCGATCGACAGCGCGGCCCGCTGGCCGCGTTCGTCGGACAGCACCACGTACCAGTCCACGTCGCCATGGTCGATGTCGATGAACGCGTCACCGGAGCTGCTGTGCTGAAGGAGATCCGCCTCGGCGCGGGCCGCCATCGCGAGGGTCCGCTCTTCGAGGTCGGCTTGCACGCCGTCGTTGAGGGCGATGACCTTGTCGAGCTTGCGTCCGCCGACGCTGCGGTAAACATGTGCCATCAGGGACGCTCCCGAATGTCGATGGACCAATGGCGGGTCCGGCGGGTGCCGTGGTGATACGCGGGCGGGCTGACGACGTCCCACATCACCCCGGCCCACTCGACCCGCGACCACACCGTCACATCCGCCAAACCGGCGGCGACGATCATGCGGGTGACATTGATCTGCTGCTGGCCCGGGACTTCGGCCCGCGCACTGCGTTGCGGGATGAACGCCGCGCGGACCTCGTACGGGCCGTCCTCACCGACCACTTCGAGGGTGTTGCCGCGCCGGTCGGTGACCGCGACCGTCTTCCAGATCCGGGCGGACTGCCCCCGGCGGCGCTGCACGCTCACCAGGGATCGTCCTCGTGGGAGAACAGCGGGAACACGGTGCCGCCGCCGTCGACCGGGACGTAACCCGGGCCGTGCCGGTGTGGGCGCTGGGACCAGGCCGTGATCGGCGCGGATGTCAGGCCGGCGCGTTTGCCGGCCAGCTCGCGCAGCAGGGCGATCTCGTCACGGGTGAACGAAACCGCACCTGCGTTCGGATCGCCACGATCGGACCACGTCAAAGTCTCGTCGCCGGCTCGGGAGGAGACATATCCGTCGGGGTTGCGCAGGTAACGCACGACGGCTTTCAGCACGACCGTCTTGACCAGGCGTGGGGCGTGCTCGGTGGTCCAGTCTCGGCCGTGCATCCGAGCCTCGTCCGAGGCGTCTTCGAGAGCGCTTGCGGCAAGGCGTTCCTCGTCGGGATCGAGGGTCCAATCCAGACGGTCCCTCAGCTCGTCCAAGGTCGCGAAGGTAGACATCGGCCTCCCTCCGACAGCGTGCACTCGCAAGGAGTGATGGCATGTTCTACGCTGGGTTCGTGTCCCAGCGGCGATCTGGTCAGCGCGACGGCACGTCGCGCCGGATTGCCGCGCTCGGGTTCGCCGTATCGGTAGCCGCTTCCGAGGCATTGAAGATCGCTGCGGGCTATTCCCAGATGCCGAGTACGACTCAAGCCGTGATCGTGGGCATTGCCTCGGTGTCGGCCGGCTGCCTCGGATGGCTTGCGGCGCCGGCCGCTCCTCGGCTCCAAAAAAAACGAACCCAAGTTGCCATATAGCAGATTGAGATATTGCCGAGCCGCTTCCCACTGCACGGCAATCCACCAGCGCACGCGACCAAGCGACGCGGCGCGAAATCTGCTATCTGTCAGTTGACGGTCGGCCGGTTCCTAAGGGCCTTGTGGGCGTCACGCCCGGCGGCTACGCGCCTGCGCGGTGAGGTTCGCCGAGGCGGGACGTGGCCACGGCGCGGCGTCGGAGATGCCGGTGATCGTCGCCAGCTCGCCGGAAGCCGGCGGGTAGGTGGAGGCGCCGTCGAGGGTGAGCTTGATACCGCGTACGAAATGTTCTCCGGTGGAGACGAACTCGGACTGCCGGGTCTCGTCCCAGCCGACCAGCACATCGGTCACGCTGCGGAAACCGGCGTAGGTGTTCACCACGGAGCGGTCCTGCATGTAGAGCGGGTCGTAGTCGCGGACCCAGCGCAGCGCGATGCTCTCGAACGACGTTGTGGCGCCGTACGGCACGGACTGCGGCACCGAGGGGGCGCCGGACAGGAAGATGAACGCGGACGTGGCGAACGCGTATGCGCTGTCGGCCGGGATCTCCTGGCTGACGATGATCCGGAAGCCGCGCCGGTTACCGATCGTGGCCGTGGTGAGCGCGGATTCGGCTTCGTTGTCGCCGACGAACTGTGCCAGGTTCAATTTGTCGTCGTTGAGTAGCGCCGACTCGAAGTCGGAGCCGACCAGCAGGTACCTGCTTCCGTCGGGGACGTTGAACTTGTTGAGGACCCGGCGGGCCTCGGTGATCGCGCCGCGCAGGTTAGCTTCGGCGCCGCCGATGACGACCGGGTACGCCTGGCCGGTCAGGACGTTGATCGCGCGCCGGGAAAGTCCGCGGGCGACCGCTTTGACCTGCGGGCGTAGCAGCTTGCCCCACTCGGACAGGTCGAAGTCGTTCTGCTCGTCGGTCAGCTTCACCGCCGAGTACACGTTGCCGCCGAACTGAACGGCGATCTTGCGTTCGCGGTACTCGTCGAAGACGATCGGCTGGCTGCGGTCGTTGCGCCAGCCGTAGTCGTGGAACGGCAGCACACCCTCTACAGGGACGCTGATGGTGTCGTTGTCGGCACCCTTGAACTGGTCGACGCCTTGCTTCTGGAACAGGTTCGGCACCACGAGTTCTTGTTCGAGCATGCCGACCGCCGTGGCGACCAGCTTCTCAGGTTTGACGATCTGGTGTTCGGCCAAGGTGTGCCCTCCGGGCATGACAAAGCCCCGTCGCTAACGGTCGCGGCGGGGCTTGGAGTGGGCGGGGATGCGAGGTCAGCGACGCCGGCCGCCGTAGCGGCGGGCCAGCTCGCGCGGGTCGGTTTCGGTGTCGCCGTCGTCGGTGGGGTCGAGGCCGCCGGCCAGCGAAGCGGGCGCGGCCGGCGTCGGGGTCGCGTACTTCTGGAGCGCCTTCGCGTCGGCCGCCAACTCCGCTTCGTCCTTACCTTGCAGGCGGGCGGCGAGGTCGTCGGGCAGCTCGAACCGGCGGGCGACGCGTTCGCGCAGCAGCTCGCGTTCGAGGCGTTCGTTGTCGGCGCGGACCTCCGCTACCGCCGCCTGGAACTCGTCGACAGTCTTCGCATCGCCGAGTTTCTGTTCGGCGTCGCGTAGCCGGGTCCGGTAGGTCGCCGCTTCGGTGTTGGCCTTGGTGATCTGCTTGCGTGCCCAGTCGGGCAGCTCGTCGACCGCCGCAGTACCGGCGGTCTGCTCGTCGACCGGCGCCTCGACAGCCGAGGCGGTTGCGGCCGTGGCCGGGGCGGTTGCCGGGGCTGACTTGCTCGGATCGGTCGCTTCGGTGCTCACGGGTGTCACGCCTCCTGGGCGCTCGACGCAGGCTCGCGTGATGCGGTGGCCTGCTGTTGACGGATGAAGCGCCGCCACGCCCGCAACGCGGCTATGCCGGACAGGCCACGGGTGACCTGCGGCCACTGCCGGCCATAGGCACGGTTCAGCGCATACCTGTCGGACGTGGCCTGCTCGGGCGTGAACACGGGTTCGGCGACGCAATGGCAGTTGTCGTGGTACTTGTCGCCATCGGCGAACTCCGCGGATGCGGCGCTTTTGTAGACG